TGACCCACCGTTTATGCGTGGAACAGCTCGACGTGCCCGTAAAAACTAATTTGACAAAACCGAAAGATAACCTGTAAAGTGACGATTATGACAACTACATTTATTAAAAAGAACCAGATGCTTCCTCAGTACATTTACGAGGAGTTTGAAGGTCTATCCAATAACGACCACCGAGACACGCTAATTCGTTCTCTACGTTCAGCTGGCTGGACACTGGAGTCAATCTCTGCGGCTTCTGGCATTACCCGCGAGCGAGTTCGACAGATTGCTCTTGCTCCTAGCTCGGATAGTGCCTCCGTTCCAGTCGAGATCCCAGAGCCTCCAGTAAAGCCAGAGAAGTCTAGACCTGTCTATATAGAGCCAACTCCGGAGACTCTCAAGCGTTTGCTAGAACTTCAGCCTTACGCTCAGCAGGTTCGCTCAAATGGCAAGAAGTATCGTGCTGAGGCAGAAGAGTACACATCACTTCTAAACTACGCTCACGTTACCGAGGGTGTAACCCTCTACCGACTTGCTAAACGTCTTGGCGTAACTCATGGAGCTCTACGCTTCCGTCTCGTACGCTACGGCTACAAGCAACCTGTAACTGCTACTTCTAAGGTCTACACCCCGATTGTTCAAGAGAACCGTTTAAAGTAGGGTAAAATAGCCCTATGGGTAAATCTATTATGGAGCAAATTGCTCTTCTGCCACCAGAGGAGCAGTATGCTGCATTATCTGGAATGGACCCGGACGCATTAATGTGGGACTGGTCTGTTTGGGGTCGCCCTGAACAGCAGGCTCCTCCCGGTGATTGGAATGTCTGGCTTGTACTTGCTGGACGTGGTTTTGGTAAAACAAGACTTGCGTCCGAGTGGGTTCGTGAGCAAGCTAGGTATACCAATACCGGCCAACGTCGTTTCGCTCTTGTAGCTCGTACCGCAGCTGACGTTCGTGACGTTATCGTTGAAGGTGAGTCTGGCATTATGAATGTCACTCCTCCTTCCGAGCGTCCACTTTACGAACCATCAAAGCGACGCTTAACCTGGCCAAATGGGAACGTTGCTTCACTATTCACTGCTGACGAACCTGATGGTTTGCGTGGTCCGCAGTTTACACACGCATGGGGTGATGAGATTGCTGCTTGGCGTCAAACTCCTGATGCCGCAGGTATGACTGCGTTTGACAACTTACGTGTTGGTACTCGTCTCGGTGCTCAGCCAAAAATTTTAGTTACCACTACCCCGAAGCGTACTCAGCTTCTTTACAAACTTATTGAAGAATCTCGTACTGACCGAGTTGTCATTACTAAAGGTTCGACTATGGACAATGCTGGAAACCTTTCTGGCTCTTACCTTGATACTATGCTTGGCGTCTACGAGGGTACAGCCCTTGCTCGCCAGGAGCTTTATGGTGAAATGCTCGAAGCCGTGGAAGGAGCGATGTGGACAGAAGAGATGATTGAAGCTGGACGCCAGCTTTATATGCCAGTCTCGACTCCTCTCCGTTGTATAGGTGTTGACCCCTCTGTTGCTGAAAACCCACGAGACGAGTGTGGAATTGTTGTTGTTGCCTCTACTTCAGAGCACGACCTCTACAAACGCCAAGCTTGGGTTCTTGAGGATGCTTCAGTTCATGGTTCTCCAGATGTTTGGGCTAACAAGGTTGTTCAGATGGCTCGTAAGTGGGGTTGCCCAGTTATTGCTGAAGTAAACCAGGGTGGTGCCCTGGTCCGAAACGCAATCAACACAATCGATCCAACCATCAAAGTCCTTGAAGTCCACTCTAAGCAGGGTAAGCAGTTGCGTGCAGAGCCAATTACTATGGCGTATCAGCAGGAACGCGTTCACCACGTTGGTCATGCACTCTCTGACCTCGAAACTCAGATGATTACCTGGATTCCAGGTGAAGGAAAGTCCCCTGACCGCGTTGATGCACTAGTTCACGCCTTAACTGCTCTTCTAATTAAGCCACCTCCTGGTTTTTCTGGCGGAAAGATCCGTGCAAAGAGCATGGGAGATAGAAAAATCCCTGGAATTGGTAATAGAGGCGGAAGCGTGTTTAAAATCCGATGAGAATTCTTTTTGACCTGTTTCCAGCCGTTTTAGTCGCTGCAGCACCCGGTTTAGTTGAAGATTTAGACGAAGTTAAGGTGGTTCCGCCTACTGAAGGTACTTTTATGGTGGATAAGTGCCGAATAGTGGTTGATGAAGACTTGATTATTGTTGCTGTAGACTCTCCAGATGGTGCTAAAGTTATTTTTCAAGAAGAGTATGACATTTTTGTTAAGAATCGCTCTGGTGAGAGCAAAATTATGACTAAAAGTGGAAAAATGCTAGCTTTTAAGCGTGATAACGACTGCGGGTGTGGGTCTAGACTTAGAAGCTGGAATCCAACCCGAACTCTTAACACTTTAAAGGGTAGATAATGATCTTAGAGCCGCTTACTTTTGTAATACTTGCGCTTGCAGCTTTTAGAGTTACTCGTGTAATCACTACAGACGTTGTTTTTGAATCCGTTAGAGAAAGAATCTGGAAAAAGTTTCCTTCATCTAAAGGTTTTGGATATTTAATCACCTGCGATTGGTGTACTGGATTTTATGTCTCAATCGCTTTTGTTCTTGCCTACCTGCTAGTCCCTGTAATTGTATATGTGGTATCATTAGTACTGTCCATATCTGCAATTATTGGTCTACTAGCGAATCGCTAAAACCTAGGAGCCCCCTTTGGGAATTTTTAAGAAAAACGCAGACCAGCCGAAGCGTAGAAGTGCTACTGGTGTAAGAGCTTCGGCACCAAGATCTGCTACCCCTATCGCTCCGGGCATCTCTGTAGATTCTTTTGGACTTGTTTACGCTGAGCCAATTGCTTTTAACGCTCCTCGTCCTCTTACTGCTGCCGCTGCTCAAATTAAAATTGGTGACAAAGGTGAAGCCGAGCTTTTCAAGTCTCGTCGTCAGTCGGCTTCTTCTAGCTGGCAAACCGAAGCTTGGGAATACTACGATTCAATTGGAGAAATAAAATATGCATTCAATCTTGTTGCGTCTGTCGTATCTCGGATACGCCTTTACGTTGCTGTTGTAGACGACCCAGCAGAAGCTCCTGTTTCAGTTGATAAGTCAAACACCATTGACCCTCAGCTTGCTGCAGCATCTAAGCGTGCTCTTGCTCGCCTTGATAGTGCCTACGGAGGCCAGTCAGGTTTGCTTAAAGACTGTGCCCTAAATCTTCAGGTCACTGGCGAGTGCTATCTTGTTCAGGTTCCAGAGCGTATCGGTTCTGGACTCCCTGAGAGCTGGGACATTCGTTCTGTAGACGAACTACAAGTTGACTCTAGAGGGAACTACGTAATCCAACCTCGTCGTGAAGTTGGCGGCGGTGTTCCGTCAGCAATGTCATCTGGCAAGGGTGCTATCAAACTTCCGAATGATGCATTTATTGGACGTGTTTGGAAAGCCCACCCTCGCTACTCGCAAGAGTCTGACAGTTCGCTACGTGGTCTTCTCGATCTTTGTGCAGAACTACTTCTCCTTAACCGCACATTCCGTGCTACAGCACGTTCACGCCTAAACGCTGGTGCTCTTTATCTTCCAGACGGTCTATCTGTTGCAGCGTCTCCAGATCCAGACTATCCTTACGATGAAGATGGCAACTACAACGAGCAATACAACCCAGAAGAAGCTGCAGACGACTTTGAGGACCAGCTCATCGATGCGATGACAACTCCTATCAAGGACGAAGACTCAGCGTCTGCTGTTGTCCCACTTATCATTCGTGGTCCTGCAGAACTTGGCGACAAGATCAAGCAGTTTAAGTTTGAGCGTTCATTCGACGCATCTCTTGTCCAGCGTGCTGACCGTGTACTAGAGCGTATCATGCAGGGTCTAGACGTCCCTAAAGACGTCGTGACAGGTCTTGCTAACGTTAAGTACTCTAACGCTCTTCAGATCGATGAAGCCCTTTACAAGGCCCACATCGAGCCTTTGATGCTTCTCATTGCAGATGCACTAACTGTTGTCTACCTACGCCCATACTTGATTGCAAACGGGTACGCCGAAGCTGATGTTAAACGAGTACACATCTGGTATGACCCAAGCCAGATTGCAACTCGTAACGACCGTGCATCAGATGCCGACATGGGCTTCGACAAGATGGCCGTCAGCTACGACACCTGGAGACGTGCCCACGGATTCTCAGACCAGGATGCTCCTAGCCCTCAGGAACTTGGCCTGCGTCTGGTAATTAGCAAGGGTATGATTACACCTGAGTTCACCGAGTCTATGCTTGCAGCTGTTTCTCCAGAAATTATGGACCTAGTTAGAGCTAAGTCTCAGGCTAATAATCCAGCCCCTATGACTCCTGATATTCAACAACTCCTACAAGGCATCCCGGCAGGACAGGGTGCTCCAATCCCTGCTCCGGGAGAACAACCAGCCGCCGCTCCAACCCAACCACCAGTCCCGCTAGCCGAACCCGAGGTATAAAAATGCACCAAAACGTCGAACTTGTAGAGAAGCTCTCTCACTTGCTTTCTGACACAGTAACTATAAAGTTTATTGCTCATGGTTACCACTGGAATGTCAAAGGCATCGAGTTCTCTCAGATGCACGACTTCTTTGAGGAAATCTATCAAGATTATGACGGAGCAATTGACCCTCTAGCTGAAAGCATCCGTAAGCTCGGGTATGAGGCTCCATATTTCCTAACAGACTTTGTTGAGATGACATGTCTTGGCAGTCAGCCAAGATTGTCTGGAGATGCAGTCCAAATGCTCGAGTCACTTCTACACCTCAATGCTGCAGTTAATGCTTGTGTTCTGGAGGCATTTGAAATAGCAAATGCTTCTAATGAGCAGGGTATTGCTAACTTCTTAGCTGAACGCGACGACATGCACAAGAAGTGGAACTGGCAGCTCCGCGCTTCACTCGGTACTTTCTAGACAATGTCTAATTACCTAAGAGAAGTCTTAGGTGCTGAAAAAACATTTTTAAATCCTAATCAGCCCCAGGGACTAGTTGCAGATACAGGCCCCGACCTCCCTGGTGGAGATGGTGCTAACGAAGGTTTTTGGCGAGAGCAACTTCGTGACCGACTTGGTCAGTTTGCCAAGATGTTCGGCATGGTTCTATTTGATATAGAAATTGAAGGCTTAGGAAGAATAACTGGACATGGGGAACTAGTAGAAATTGTACGTCCCCAGGTTGGTCTGGTTCGAATTAGAAACCACCCAATTTTTCCGGACATGGACATCGAGATTCCCGGAGAAAATTTAGAGGCCATAGATGCTCTTATCAAAGATGCTGACTATGAACGCGTAACTGGTAAAAAACTTCCTAACCGTTCAGCCCCCGAACTTAGAGATGAGATTACTGGCGACGAGGCTTTAAAAACAATTCGTTCTTATGTAACAAAGTCTTTAAAAGAAGAGGGACGTTTCCCTGTCATTCGTTCTGATAAAGATATTGAAAAAGTAGTATCCGAACAATATAAAGGCTTCTTTGATCAAATAAAGCAAGAAAACCCAGAACTATTAAAAGTTTTTAGTAGTTTAGAGATTCCTGATGCAGATTTATTCTGGGACTATATAAAAGCAAACTATGCTACAGATCTAATGACTCGTTACTTAGGGCCGGAGCAGCTTCCACCACTTATGAGGCGTGTAAATCAACTTTATGCTGAGAAATTTCTTGGGCTAAAAAAAGACGGTCTTATATCTTTTTATAGAAATAACATTCGCGGTAAAGATACTGAAGCAGATGCCGCAGCTGGATATGCATCATTAGATAAGTACATGGCTTTTGATTACAACGTTGCCAGGGGTCTAGAAGATGGTGGTCCAAATACAGGCAGATATGAAATCAAAGCCAAACCAGATGAAGTAAATGGTCTTATTGGGTTCAGTAGAATTGGTGATGAAATTGGAGTAGTACTGAGCCCGGAGGTTACATCTCTTGAAGGACGTGTCAATCGTTTAGGTGATTTGGAGATTCCAAATCCAGACACTGCCCCTTGGCTAGATTTAAAAAATAATACAGATTGGGATAGATCAACTGGCGGAAGCCCGTTCAGACAGCATAGAGCTTTAGGTCAGTTTGATTACTATGGACTAGATAAGGACCCATTTGGTGGGGGAACCGGTTGGTCAGCCTTCTATGAAGCAAATGGATTAGAAGTGGGAGCTATCCCGCAGAAGTACGATGAACTCTACGGGGAAGGTGCATGGACTCGCGACTGGGATGACCGTAAGCCTATGGCTTCACTCTTTAAAGCCTTTTTTACTGAATATAGGGACTCAGATGGTACTACCAAGTGGGGGCTAAAAGGGGACGCTCTTTGGAATATCGGAATGGGCGAAACCGACTTATCAAATCCCAAGGCAAATGATGGATTTGAAAAAAATATAAAAATCTTATCTACTATGCAAGAACTCATGGGAAAGCCATTCTTTGTTAGTAGAGGACACAGACAGGATGACCCCCGTATCCCAGACTCTCCTGTTAAAGAAGTAGCAGTAGTAGAGACATCTAATGAAGAATCTACAGTATTAGATGATTTTCTAAATGGAAAAACTACTTTTGATAAAAATAATTTACCAAATAATCCAGTAGAA